GGTATTTCATAGACGGTTGCATTATCTTTTATATGATCTACCGCTTTTTTGATTTTTTTGATTTTCTTAAGCATCTCATCATGTGTTGGTTGCAATGGTTGCTGTTGCTGTTGCTGTTGCTGTTGCGGTTGCGGTTGCGGTTGCGGTTGCTGTTGCTGTTGCTGTTGCTGTTGCTGTTGCTGTTGTTTCTTTTTTGCTTGTATTCTTCTACCCCATCTCTTAAAACTTTCAGTGATTCCTTGAGTCGGTAACAACAAACAGCAAACCAAAATACCTAAAAGTAACAGTATACATATTTTCCATTTTTGTTTCATTTGTATTTTCGTATATACACTACATGTTTAAAATAAAGTTAAGCCCCCGTTTCACACAAACGACCTTTTCCTTTCGCAGTTGGGTCACCTCCCTTGTTTTTGGTGTCTTTAGATTTGTGTTTGATTTTCACATTAAATCCATACATCAGTAACACCACAATGAATCCGAATACAGCCATAAATCCGATTGTAACAGAAAACATATTAAATGTTCGATAGGCATTGCCTTGTGCAACTTGTGTTTGTTGACCAGTGCCTGTAATCACTGATTTTGCTTTGTTGTATATTGAACTCATCGTACCAGGTGATACCATCGCAAAAAGAGACACTGGAAATAGGAACAGAACAAATACATATACCAAAAATACGAAAATATCATGGAACGAAATAGGAATATCTGGAACAAGCAAAAAAAGAAAAATGGTCGTGAAGATTCCTCCAAATAATAACAAAAGACTCGCAAACATACTATACTAAAATATCAGTAGATTATATATTTACGTTTCAAAATGGAAACCGAAAAAGATCTTATCATGATGTTTCATACAAGTCTACGCAATGTTGGGTTATTTACATCTGTGTCCTTTGCTGCGCTTGGATATTCTCGTTTTTACCGAGGAAAAAATAGAGTTTACAACGTGTTTTTGATTTTAGCAAGTTTGATATTTATGTTTTGTTCTCTTGTAATGAATTGGTTCTTAATACAGGATTATGGTAATTTGCTAGGAGAAATCGATACACAGATCGCAAATAAGTGGTTATTTATTCCTAAGATTACGTTTACATTTAACCTTGGTATATTTGGTCTCGGATTGTATACGTTTTTTAGAGAAGTGACTAAAAGTAGTTAATATCTTCATCTTCTATGCCTTTGTGTTGCTTTTCTTCCCACATATAATGTTTCTTACAGCCACTATCAAATCCGTTTTTGTCACATCGATCTTTTTGACACAATTTGTGATTCGGTTTCACATAACCACAAATATATACAAATGTTCCGTTTGCATTCCGTCTCTTGTTCAACATCCACTCGTAATGTGCTTCGTCGAAATCTATATTTATCTCATATTGAGCAGTTCCTATTGTACTTATTTCTGTTACAACTGAATTAGAATCATCTTCTTCACAATCTGTGATCTCGGGTGTGCTTTCTACGACATGAGTTTGTTTTGTTTGTTGGATTGGTTTTGTTTGTTGGATTGGTTTTGTTTGTTGGATTGGTTTTGTTTGTTGGATTGGTTTTGTTGGTTTGTTTCTTTTTGCCCGTGTGGTTGGTTTCAATTCAACGAAATGTGTGTTGTTTTTAGAACGGGTGATAATTTGTTTGGTTGGAACAAACGGTGTGTTGTTTGCCACATTAGAAATTTGCTTTGTAGATGATCGTGTAGATACCATAATTTTGGTTTTTTTGTTACATAGGTACTTCTTAAAAAAAGATCAATTTTTTATTCGTTGTCTCATGAAACACATAAAGGTTTTTCTCACTAACAAGAATAGAATAATGGACCAGGATGCATGGATATTACAAGATATTTTGACGGATAGTGACGCATCTACCGTATACTCAGATATGATCACATTAAACCGTAATACAGACAATCGGTCGATTAGCATTGGCTCATTTAATAGTTTAGATACTGTAGAAATGTTCCGAAGTCATAGTAAGGATGACAAACGAGAACAAGAACAACAACAACAATGGATACAAGAAAGCAAACGAGAACCGGAACGAGAATCGGTACAAGATAATAAATTGCAAATTGCATTCGAGAGGACCAAAGACGTGAAACGTGAAATAGTGGATACGCCCCGATTTGAAACACAAAAAATAAAACGGAAACGCGAGCAACCCATCGCCAAACGTAGAAAAACACCGACACCGAAGACGTTTTACAAAATACTGAAAGGTAATCAAAACGTGTGGTAATATACATCATCACAAAATATACAGTAAGTATAAGAAACATGTTAACGCCACAAAGTTTACATATGATTCATGTGATTAATAAAATGCCTTTTTTGCCATTGTTTTTAGAAAAATACAACAAAAAATTTAGTGATAATGCGGAGTCATTCTTATTGGCTTTGTTGCAAAAAATAAGAGCAGGGATGGCCTCATGGGAATTGACGAAAGAAACGGTTATGAAATCGCGTATCATACGAGGGCATGTACCGAAATCGGATTCATTTCACGTGATCCCGTCTGATATAAGTGAGGTCATTGACGAAAAAAGCGAATTACAGAACACATATACAATTGTATTGCCTTCTAGAACACTAACGGTTGATATTGTGTTACAAAATAGTCTCAATGCAGAGATAACGATCCGCGATGTGTTATTGAAAGTATATTTGTGGTTTTTTGTGGCGGACTCGTATACAACCAAGTCGTGTTCATCGCATGTACATGTATATTATATTTATATTTGACAGATCATACAAAGGAACTTCCCAAACATTCACATACTGCAGTAAATCAGCTCCATGTAAATACCGCATTTACCACCGGGTGTCAGAAAACAACCGATATTCATGTATACCGAAAAGAAGAGTGGTTCAAAGTGCTGATTCACGAGTCGTTTCATAATCTCGGATTGGATTTCATCGGCATCAGTCCCGAAATCAAAGAGGAAGGAAATCGTATATTACAAAACTTATTTCATGTGACTGTACCCGATTTGCGATTTTACGAAACGTATTGTGAGATGAATGCCGAAATCATAAACTGTCTTTTTTATTGTTTTTTTACTGGGCAACGTAAAATGGATCAGGCGATCATTCATAATGTACATACATGTTTGACATATGAATCTATTTTTTCCATGTTACAGTGTGCAAAGATCTTGGGCCATAATGGATTGGTGTATGAAGATATCTTTCAAAATCCCGAGAAAATGAGACACTACACCGAATCTACTCAAGTCTTTTCTTATTACGTGATTAAATGCATTTATATGACCCATTTTACCGATTTCCTCCATTTGGTGTCTACCTGGAAATCCTTTAAATTCCCACACGATAAAAAAGAGTTTATACGTTATTTAAACTTGGTTAAAACAAATATGAAATCTAAGAAACTACGATCAGGTTTAAAATTGATTACGAAATGGTTAAAAGAACAACATCTGTTGATGCCGATTAAGAAGCCGTTTGAATTGTGTACATTGCGAATGAGTCTGGTTGAGTTTTTATGATGTGGTTTTTGTTTCTCGTTTTTCTTTTTCTCACTTTTTCTTTTTCTCACTTTTCCTTTTTCTCGCTTCATTCGTTTTGATGCAAGATGGTTTTGTCGTTTCCATATACATTGCATATGGATTGATACAATAAAATCTTTTCTTCGTCATTAAACCCAATCCACCCGGATGGTGTTTGCAAATGTTTGTTTTTCCATCTTAGCTGTTTGATCTTTCTGTTTGGATCACTGGATTCTGGGTTTTGAAGATCGATCGAAAACCCTCCTTCCGCTCGTTCTAGACGTTTCAATGGACTCCATGTATCGGGTTTGTGAATATTGTAATACTCACAAACGTCTTCATATGACACCTCGTTAAATAATACTTGAATATGCATGTTGTTTTATGTTATGATACATGAAACAATATAGACAGTAAACGAATCAATTTTTTAACAACATGCCGGTTTGTTACTTTTCTTCTTCTACGCCACCGAGGATTACGGTAGAAAAAGGCGGTGGTGGTGGATCTAGGTATATTTCTGAATCGACACAAGAACAAATCATAGCCAGATTCGAATTATTTTCGAATTCTAAAACGAAACCGAAACCAAAATCGAAACCGAACTTATTTGGATTTCACCGTACGTAAACACATCGAGTACATGATTCTGTAGAAATAGTACACCACATATTGACTTGCAGAGAGCAAGATTAGAACCAATAGGAGTCGTAGTACAACATTCCACTTCCCTTTGCTGGATAAGTCAAATAAAATGAAACTGTATCGACCGACGTAAAGTGCCAATACAACAAACACAAAAATGGAAAGATAGTAGAAAAGAAGACAATCGTTTTGGGTAATGTCCAATGGACCGAACCAATTATCTAAAGTTTGATCGATGTTAGGATACATGGTATATATGGGAGTGAGATTAAAATTAGAATAACTGTTTCGGTTCATGAACATTTACATGTACCATGTCACTTATGTATACATTTGTTCCGGTATATTCCATAGGCTTCCTTTCTTCCCCTTGTGTACAGAATATTGTCAATGTTCCATCTATGGTATTATTTCCTCCTTTCATCTTTTTAGATCTTTTGTTACTTTTTCTGGGTTTCTTGTTACTTTTTCTGGGTTTGTTTTTAGATTTAGTTTTAGATTTGGTTTTTTTCTTACCGCCTCTAGAAGAAGGTGGAGGTAGAGGTAGATGTGGAGGTAGAGGTAGAGGTAGATGTGGAGGTAGAGGTAGTAATGGTTGTGATTGAGGATTCGAATCTATTTTTTCGTATAAGTTTGTTAATACATTTTCAATACTTTGACTATTTGTGTCAGCAAACATTTTTTTGTATAATTCTAGATCACTATAATCGTATAAAACGTGAATTAATCCACATTCATTTAACGTATATTCATATTTATGTTTTTGCACATCATCGGCGCGAATTTCATGGTATCTGTCTACATATTCTTCGGTGGATGGTATGTGACACCGACCATAGTCAATCATCTTCGCCAAGTATTTTGTCTTAAATGTGGTTTTTTCAAGCTTGTTACCAAGCTCATCACCAAACTCATACTGAAAGTGAATAGGGTTATCCAGCGTTTTTACCATTACATTGTTAGCATGTAAATCTTTATGTCTGAAGTTTTCTTGTCCGACTGCATATAAAGGCGCATAAATCTGAAACAATATTTTTGCTGTCTCAGATATATCTATTTTTTCTTCTTTGATAAGAGTTTGTAATGTTACTCCCTCAAAATTATCGATCAATACTGCAAAATCGTTTTTATGTAAACATGATTCTGGGTTGTAATCAGTCTGGTTGTCTACAGGCACTTTTGGAATGTTTTCCAGCACATTTTTTTCTTTGGCTTTTTTAACATTCTCATTATACAGGTTTTTACTTTTTAGATATTGTAAAATTTGAGTTTTCGACTCTTTGTAATAATATAAATCATGTGTACGAAGAAAACAGGGGAAATAAGGAAGCAATGTATTAATGTATAATCCTACTTCGAATTCATACATCAAGCTATCAATCTTCTGTTGATGGGTATGTTTTTCACTTCTTGCACTTTTCAGGATGTAATTGTTTGCATTTTCTGAAATCAGATTAAAATCTTCTTGACTCAATAATTCGGTAATAAATCCATTTGAAGAGCCTTCGCCAACGAGGCCAACAATATCTATATCACCTTTGTTTGAAAGAGATTCATGAGGTTTTGGGGGTTTTTCAGGTGCAGGTGGTGGTTGTGATTGTGATTGTGATTGTGATTTGTTTGATTTTTTTCCAGGGGTAACAAGATTATTATTTGTAGTTGCATGTTGTTGTTGTGGTGGTGGTGGTGGTGGTTGTGGCATAACAACTTTCCCCCCTCTTTATATTACACCGGATAATATTCTATTTCATATTCGATCTCTAAATTCCTCATTTCTTCCCAATCATATTCGGCTTGTAATCCTAAAATGTCCAATTGATTCTTAAATTTCATTTGAAACAAATTCATTTCTTCATTCTTATACGTATACTTATCATACACTAAATGATTGTCCAGTCGTCTTGTAATTATGTTTTGCCAATGAAACTCCCGAGACAAAAAATAGAACTCCGTTTGTTTTAATACTTCTTCAATCGATGTATCATACTTTGTTTCAGTGAAATGCATTTCGCTTGATTGTTCGGTCAGTTTGAATTCCATCGAACTGACTCCTGTTCCTGCAGTAATTGCAGAAGAAGGAATACCTGCTTTCACATCTCCATTTATTTGTAATCCTTTTTTGTGAGACATATTACGTGTGAATTTGATTTTTTTGGCTCTTAATAACACAAACAATTGTTTCAATTCATTCATTTTGCTATCAATATAACGTGCTGTAAAATGATTGCTGCGTATAAAGAGTTTTTCTTTTGGAAGCATAATATAGAGTTGTCGAGGCATCGGTGGTCCTTCGATTGCAAATGGCAAACACCCAACCTCTTCGAATTTTTCAATGATCAATTTCCCCGGAAACCTCGATTTCCTCGCGCAAATCAAGTCTTTACGACTGTATATACACTTCCGGTAGTCTTCTTCTGGTAACAACAATAAAAAACGTAATCGTGTGTTTTTGTGCTTTTTATTGATCACATCTAAGTAATCGTGTTTTGAATCACAGCATGGTTCAGACACTTGATTATTTTTATAACAATGAAACATATATAAGTTCTGTAGATTTATGTGGATTTGTGGATTTATGTAGATTTATGTGGGTTTGTGGATTTGTAGATTTATGTGGGTTTGGTCTAAGGGTCGCCATGCATAACACGATCACAAAAGGATGAAAACTGATCGAGTATCGACTGTTCTGCTGAGGAAAACGGATATATAACCGCATTCTCCGTAGAACTTTCTAAACTGCCATCACTGAATTCTCTGTCGTCTTCTATGTCATCATCATCATCTTTTGTTATTCTCGCATTTGTTGTTGTAAATATGTCTCGCATATCGTGAATAGTAAATTCGTTTCGATGTGATTTCGATAAGCTTACGGTTTTCGGGTCAAATACACCATACACTGATTTTGAAGCAAACCAAACACAATCTGGACCACAACGCCATGGCGTCAAATCATGTACACCTGATCCTATTTCTTTACTGTTGATGTAATCTTCGAAAGTCGCACGTCCATCTACAAGGCTCATACGTCCATCAAAGCAATTGCATTTATACTTGGGGAACTGTTGTATACAATTTCCACAAGGAATGATCGCAATATTTTTATATGTCCCATTCAATTGGCAGTCTATACAGCTTTTAAACCCGGTGTTATTGTCTGTTTTGTCCATCTTCAATGCCAATTGTAATGGGAAATCAATGTCGTAATACACTGATCTATTTGCTGAAACACATGGATTGTGTATACTGTAGTATTCTCGTCCCTTCGATCCTTCGAAAACTGCAATGGTATTTGTTGCAAACATATTTGGATTTGGATTTGGATTTATTAAGTGTATCATAGCAATCATAAAAAGCATCAATTTTTTATGATTATGGAACATGAACCTTTCTTTCTCTCTCTTTCTCTCTTTCTCTCTTATCGACATGTACGATTTGAAAACAAAAATATATCAAGGCATACCATATACATGATTTCTATTTCTCTGAAGGCATGGCTGACAATGATCGTGATTAGTCTCATTTTCACATACATGGAATATCATTTATTTGTAGCAGATCTCAATGTATCCTTGTCTCAAAAGGCGGTATATTTGTCGATTGATATATTCCATTGTTTCATTTACGTGTTTCTCTTTTATTTGTTTTACAATCCTGCTTGTGATCTTGTACAACTCACTGTATTGAACACACTGTATTTGATCATTGTTTGTTTCTTTTATTTTTACAGACGATGTATCTTAACAATATACGCGGAACAAGGGATTGGTCTTACAAAAGAACGGGGATGGATAGGTCCATTTGACCGACTGTATTATCTTTTCAGTGGCGACACATATACTCCCAAGCATCACGAAAGTACACATGATTGGATGGACGGAAACAAACCTACTATTCTCGCATTGATTGCATTGAACGTGATATGTCTCGTAAGACGAATTCCAATCGTATAATATTTTTTTGTAAGGGTTTAAATGCATAACCGTATACATTGTAATAGATGGATAATAGCAAACCAGTAAGCAAAGCGAAAGTCGTTTCACGGAAAGCGTGTTTGTCGGATTTCCTAGAGGATACGGACACCACAAAACAAAATGGACATACCAATCACCATGATTCAATTCAAAAAAACCAGAGAGAATATGGACAGAGAAAACGTATAAAACCATGACGCACGGGAACAAAAAGCCAACAACAAATTGCACCCAAAGGATTCAAGAAGGGATTCAGGGGGTAGAGTCTGGGTTTTAGGGTTTAGGGTTCAGGGTTCTAGGGTTTAGGGTTCAGGTCTGTGATTTGTGTGAATGACACGAATAAATGAATTATTTATTGACAACACAATATTATGTCGGTTTGGAAAATGACTTAAACCGAAAATATACTATATGAAACATATATAATATATAAATGAATTGGTTTCTCTGTATTTCACTTCTCGGATCATTGTTCAGTGCAGCCCACAGCTATCAACCAGTTGATTCACTCAATTTGTCTCAATACGATGGATTATGGTATGAAGTGTATGGCGATCGTGCGGACCGTGCTTTCCAAGGTTTCGGTACATGTATTACCGCGGAATATACGATTCAAGGCGACAACAATGTCTCTGTTTTTAACCGTGAAATCCGTAAAGATGGGACAGTGGATTCGATCGAAGGGTATGCCTTTTACGACACCAACTGTACAGGAGGTGAATTGACTGTATATTTAGAAGGAACACCATCGAATGCTCCATATTGGGTCTTAGAACTTGGTCCTGTCGTGAATGACGAATATGATTATGCGATCGTGTCGGATGACAAACAATTAACTCTTTTTGTCTTAGTCCGTAATGTTGCGGACTTTTTCGAACTATATAACGACAATGTCACTGCAACATTAAAGGAGATGGGTTTTACCAAATCCATAAACGAACCTGAACTGATTCCACAAGATACCACGTGTGTCTATGAGGACGATGACGAAGATAAGAACTAGCTTTTCGTAACAAAAATATTCCTTTTTTTACAAAACATCTTCTGGATCTGATTTTCGATACACAGTAAATTCGATCAAGCATCCATTTTCATCTTTTTCATATTTGATTTCGTCTTTTATGTATGTATCTAAAACAATGGGAAAAAACACATTTGCAATACATTCACAATGTATCACATTTACGTATATTTCTCGCATGTACGGTTCAAATAGCTCGTAGATAGACTGACCTCCGATTATGTATACTTCATCAAAAATGAAATCCAACAACAAAATGTTATGAATATTTGATTCAAACACGACATCTGAACCATGATATTGGGCTTTTTGTTGAGGAGTGTTTGTGACAATATAATTCCGTCTGTTTGGTAAGGCGCGAAATCCCAAACTCCGGTATGTGTTATATCCCATCACGATAGCGTTGTTGCCTTTTCCGGTGGTTGTTTTCTTAAAAAAAGCCATATCTTTTTTGGATTTCCATGGGATCTGGTTCGCATATCCGATTCCTTTGTTTGGAGTCATACAAACGATTCCTTTCATCTATGATATATACAACGGTAATATAAAGTTTAATTCGGATGAATTGATTGCACTGTTGCCGAAATAGAGACAAACAAACTGATTTGTACGCGGGTCTTCTAAAGATTTTTGTACGATGCGAAGACGTTTGAGTTTTTCGTCTCTGGGTATTATTTGGTTGCTATAAATATACATCAAATGGTTTTCAATTAAGAAAGGATGTGTTTGATCAATGAGACAAAATTCTAAATGGAATTTCCCTTTTCCGTATCCGCGATTTACCACAATGACTGGATCGAGGATTCCTTCTTTGTCGACGTATGTGGTTTTGTCTTTGATTTTGTTGGATGGACTATGGATGATCGTGTTTCCTTTCAGGTTGCTACTATAGATCAATTGTGTTTTTGTGGGATCGTTCGTGAAGCAGTATGCGTGTGTGTTCATTGCGATCGTGCCTATTTTCACATCTAGTAACATGCTATGTATGTTGTGATTTGTAATTAATGATTTTATTTTGGCTATTTTCTGTGGTTCGTTAAAGGTGATACAGTTTCTGTGATAGCATGTATAGGATTCGTTGTTCATAGTGGTTGTTCTTTGAATGATCAATACAATATATTTTTTGTGCGTTTTGTGTGTTTTGTTTTCGGTATTAAAAACAGAGATGATTTGGTAATTCGTATTGATTATGTCTCGTATCGTATTGTAAGAATGTCCTGATAAGAACGAAGCTGGTAATATGAATGCGATGATTCCATTTTGTTCGATTAATTCGCACGCTTGCAACAAATATAATATACTTGAATTGGGTCTTCCTTCTATATACGCTTGTTGATTTCTCCTAACATTTTCTCGTTTCATCAAATAAAAGGGAATCCACCCAATGATCAGATCGAATTTCCGTTGGACATTGAAAAAGTTCTTATGTTCTATGGTAACGTTTGAAGCAAAATTGTATTGAATGGTATCTACAATCATTTTATTCTGGTCTATTCCGACAATATTTGAATATGGGTACACTTTTTGAAGCTCATATAAGAATTCTCCAGACCCACACCCGGGTTCTAAGATGTTTTTGGGTGTAAAGTCTTGTTTGAGTATAATGGAAATAATTTTCTTTACTAAACTGGGATGTGTAAATTCAATATGGTCTATTTTTTGTTGTTCTATCGGTATATTTTTTATTAATTCAATGGAACTGTTATGGAAAAAAGTCATTTTTACTATATTGTTATGCTATGCTTAATAATATATTTTGGTTTTTAATATTTGTAAAACGTTTTTCTAAAATTACATATGAAGTAGATCTTTAAGAAAATATATTGCTATACTAGAAAAGTAAAAAGGATGACAATTGATACTGTAAAAACGGTTACATTTGATCGTATTGCCAGTGTGGTGTTAATTCCAATCATTCAAGAATACAAAGATGCGAAAATAGCTAAGGATGTATGGTATAATGCGGCAGAAATGCGTAAGCTACAAAGAGAATATGTAATTGAACTGTGTCGTCGTGTAAAGGATGTCGCCTGATTTCACGGTTTTCACGGTTTCATTTTATGTTTTTTCATATGACTGGCGAGTGAATTTTTCTTGGCAAATGTTTCCCCACATTCGACACATAAATATTGATTCGTCTGTGCGTTCGCGTATTTCCCACATAAATACATTTGTAGTTCTGGCATTCTTAGTTCTTCTATTTGTGTGGTGAATTTTTTTTGAAAATCTCTCACGGTAAGTACAAGCGAATCTCGATGTGTCAGAAAGGTTTGGAATTCGGAGTTGATTCCGTCCAATACGTCTTTGTCTATGGTGAATCCTTTGTTTTCATTTACATAGAAGTCTTTGATTTTATCCGACAAATGATCAATAATTTCAATCCCGGTTTTAATCTTCTCCATATCATACCCTACATGGTGAATATACACCAATACGTTTCCTTCATGTATTTCAATGAAATAGTTCGGTTTGTTCACGATGCCAGAATATTGAGACAAAAACAGTCCATTGCAATTTTGTTCTTTAATGTCTCGTAGGAACTTTTTCACTTCTTCGTTACAGATATTGGCTTCATAATTTTTGTTTTCAATCAATACATTTGACATTCCATTGCGTCGTAATATGAAATCGCCCATCGCTCTATTGGAGGATGTATTTAGTACAGACGCCATTGGATATAGCTTATTCAATACACCTTCCAACATATTTTCTGAATATTGTCCTTTGAGACTCGATGATGATTTGAATTTGTTCAGGAACTCGTTTAGTTCTGTATATACTTTATCTTGTGTAGTTTGAGACACTGTCGCGGAGTCTCGTAAATTGTCACACTGGGTTTGTATTTGTTCATGGTTCATTTTAATGTATTGCAATAATGGTTCTTGCGCGGATTTTAGACGATGGTCAAACGTTTTCAAATATTCTTCCACTTTACTGGGGTTTTGTGTCTTTACTAATTCGCATATTTGATCTTGGGACGTTTTCATGACAGACTGGAAATCTTTTTGTATTGTCTCATTGTTTTGTGGAATGATGGTCATTAGTTTTGCAACAAAGACTTCGGTTGTTTTGTCTAGGTTTACGTTTAGCTTGTCCGTATTTGTGTTCATTGCATTATCTATCACTAATTTCATACTTTCCAAAAAGTCTTTATTGATTTCATGAAATTTCAACACAATCGAATTATTCTGACTATCCACTCTTTTGTTGAGACTATCTACATTGGATTCTAATGTATGTACTGTCTGTAATATTTCATTTTGTATGGTGTTTTGTAGTGTCTTGGTCAAGTCTTGGTTCATTTGTTCCATAAAGTCTAACAACAATAGATTCATGGCTTCGAAGTTCAAACTCGGATTGTTTTGATAAAAGTCATAAATGCGTTTATTCGAGACATGAAGTGTATGATCGCTCATTTGATGTTATTAGTCTCGTTTTTTTATATGGATTTGTGGAAAACAAAACCTGATCTAAAATCAAATATCTCCCTGTTGGATCGATTATCGAAATGTATGTATAGATATATAGAAATATATACATGCCTGTACGAACAAGAAGTATGAGACTCCGGTCGCCTTCTCCCGAACCAAAGGTAGCATTACCAAAGGTAGCATTACCATATGAGAAGATTTATAACCGAAGAAAGAAATGTTGGTCTGTCCGCCGTAAAGAAAAACCAAAGAGAAAGAAAAACGAAAAAGGAAAAAGAACACGCAAGGTATTTTCGAAATGTACTACAAAAGAGAAAGCGGTACGACAGATGAACTTATTGGCCGCAATCA